TCTCATTTAATGCAGATAAACTATATGTTAAATTACTTGCACTAAAAAAAGATAAACCAATTTTACCATAATAAATTAACAACAATAAAATAATAGATATTACTCCTGATAAAAACCCTAATTTTGAAAATGACATTAATACAATAACAATAGCGATGAATATCATTATTTTTGGTTTATATACATTTAAGGTCTCTTTCATTATTTTGTATGCAGATACTTTGTCATCATCTATTAAACCTTTATAAAATAAAGATGAAAATTGAATTAATATGTCTAATATAGGCATTATTGCAGGAAATACAACAAATAAAAAGGGAAAAAATAAAATAGAAAATAGAAAAAATAACCAAAAACTAGAAACAAAAGTAAATAAAAGGGGTATTATTTTAAATATTCCTCCAAGCCCTAGTTGTTTAAATATTTCTTCATGTTTTTTATACTCAAATAAAAATATCATGTTCTTAAACCATAAATATATGAAATAAAATATCTGAGTAATTGATAATACTAATGACAAAAATAATGATAAAATAGGCCCAAATAGTATAATTAGTGATTGTGGTAATTTATTAATTAAATTAAATACAATATTAATACAATAATACTTATAACTTATAATATCATAGTAAATAGAAACAAAAAAAGTAATTATCATTAAATAAATAACATTTATCAGATTAAAAATATAATTATCTGATGGTTTTATTTTGTCATAATTTCTTAATGAATCTAACAAAAAGTTCTTTGAATTGTAATTATTATAAGGAAAAACTATCTTAGATGATAAAGGTGGATCGTCTGAATTTGTAAAAATATTCATCTGAATTGGATCAACGAGCGGTTTATTATCTGTATAAGGGAAACAAGTTGTATCTGTTGGTAGTATATTTGATTGTGCTAATTTACAAAAATAAAGTACTAATCCTCCTATATAAAAGTATATAACAATTAATATAATAATCATTACTAAAATCATAAATAAAGAAAGAGCGTTGTTAAAATTTTTTTTAATTTCAGCACTAAATTTTGATTCTGTGTCTTCTTCTGTATTTGATGTGTTTGTATTCAATATATCTGTTGTAAAAGGAGTAGTTGATATATTATTGGATAAATTCAATTGAAGTGTTTGGTTAGTTAAATCAACAGGTTGCAATATATTACTCATTATTTACTTATAATAAAATAATATAAAATTATTATAAAACAAATATATATCATTACTACAAATATATATCATTACTACTGTAATTTTTTCTATAATATGTAAAAATAATATATGTAATAAATATATATTATTATGAACTTTATTTCAAAAAAAATGTGTAAAAATACCCTTTTATCCATTATTTGTGTTTTTCTTTTTGTTACTATATTCCAATGGATTGATTATTTAGTTAAAAATAACTATATTACAGAAAATTTTGATAGTTTATTACAGGATAGAGGAACACCCGCAACGAGTCATACTGTTAGTTTACCATTAACAACCACATATAGTTGTCAAAATTTCTGTGGTCCTCAATCCACATGTTCTATTACTGGTCAACAATGTACAGCAGATATTGACTGTCCTGGTTGTCAACCTTATGTTCCACCTCTTACAAATAGTGACTATAATATTTCTGGTGAAAATGATGCAGGAAAACTTACAGTAGGCACTACTCCTACATATTCTACGCTAACAACCGATATTGGAACACAAGCTAAATTATTTACTTCTAACAAAAATGAAAAACCTGCTATGGCAGATTTTGGCACAAATACATGGAAGTCTTCCTTTGTACGTGATGAAAAAATGTTTAATGATAAATATGGACCTCCTCAAATGATATATATGCCTGACTATGTAAATCGTTATACATTAACCGGCGAATTTATAACAAATGACCCTTATGCAGCAAATGCTTATTTATCATAAAGATATTATTTACTTATAATTACTTCTTTCGCAATTTGTTTAATAATTTTATCCTCTTTTTCAAAATCATTATCACCTGGGCCTCCCATTGCCTCTATAATTATTTTATTATATTGATCCGACTTTTTAGAATCACTATATATACAATCTGGATATTTTTTCTTGAATTCTAATAACAATCTTGAATTTTTATGAGCAATATGTTTTATCGCTTTACGTAATTTTGTCTTTTCCATATTTTCTTTTTCCCATTTGTCTTCGTCTTTTATATACATAATTTCTCTTTTAGAGTCACTACAATGAACAGGACGTTTATTAATATCCATAGCTTTCAGATTTTTTACTATAATATTAGAAATTCCATCAATAAATCCTTGTTTTCCAACATTTTCCAAATCTGAAAGTTGAAGTTTGAGAGAATCTACAAAATCCATAATATTCATAGCATCTTTGCATTCTTCATTCAAAAAAACATTTAAATTAAATGTTTTATTATTATTTACAGTATTTTGAATAAGTGTTGTTTTTTCTTTGCACATTTCTATAATTGTTTTATTTTGTTCCATTAACATCTCCTTGAATTCATTATTTTGTTTAACTAATAATAAAAAGGCATCTACATCTTTAAATACACCAATATCATTATCATATTTATAATCACATGTTTTTTTATGTCTCCATAATCCACTACGTTCTTTATATTTTTTTCCACATTCACAATTATATGTATTGGTGAAATTTGGTGAAAAAATGTTGCTAATTTCACCATTTTCGTTGATTTTATGCTTCATCGTCTTAACATGTCTTAACCATTCACTTTTTCTGTTACACATTATCATGCAAAATTCGCAATAATATTTTATCGGTGAAATCGGTGAAAAATCTGTTGACATTTGTTGATATATTTTCAACATATTTTTCACCTAAATTGTTTTTTTTTAAAAGAATAAATTTAATTTAAAAAATTACCGTCACAAACCAAAAATTATTTTTTTGCTACTCTTACGATAAAATTCAATTATGCAGTAAATGTTTGTTTTTTCCAAAGACTTTTTTGGAATTTCGTTTTTTGGACATTTTTTTTGTCCATTTTTGAAAAATCCAAAAAAGTCTTTGAAAAAAATTAAAAATTTCTTCTTTAAGTTACTTTGAGAAAATATAATATATTTATTGTAAATATTTTTTATTTTGGTTTATTTTGGTTTATTTTTTATTTTACTTTAACTAATTATATTACGTAGCGTACATTAGAGCTGCATTTCCACCAACAAACGTAATCATATTGATTCTCTCTTCAAATACATATAAATCATAATTATACTCATAAATTCTCCAAGTTGGTTTATTAATTCCAATTATTTCACCAGAATTTTGATCACATATAGTCATTACTTGTGCATATGGATCTGTTGGTGGCGATATTGTGGTAAATTCAAATTCTATGTTTGTAAATCTACTCATATTCATTGCACCTGATGGTTGTAATACAAACGGTGAAGTATCTAAACAGAAATTATAGCAATATAAACCTTCTGGTGCATTTCCTGCGGTTCTTACATATTTTTCAATGAAATTAAATACACCCGCAGGTAAAATATTCTCTCTATAATCGCCATCTATAACAATTCCTAATGCAACTAATATTTCTTTCAAATTACGTGAATTATAATCACCACTTATCATTATTCCTGTTAATCTACCATCAGGATTACGACCAGGACCGATTGTATTTCCTGTTCCTGATGTAGGTTGATAAGGATTAAGAAAACTACCTTCTGTGGAAGCTGGATAACTAGGACTTGGTATATAACTATACGGCCAATTGGTATAATTTGACCACTCATTTCTTAAATTAACGTCACTACGCCTAAAATAAAACATCCATGCGGATACCATGCCTAATGAATCTAATTGTACTCTATTTTGACCAGTAACATTATAAAATATTTTTTCATAGACTTGTTTAAATAAATATTTTTGTTCGTTCTTGGCAAAAATTACTGATTCTTCGTTAGAGAGAAAACAATATGTACAATTTAAATTTATATCAGGATTCCATACAGATCGCCTATCAATGTAAGAATCTGGACCTAATGTTTCATCTGGTGGCGTCTGTAAAAATCTATGCATTTGCATATAATATTGATTGAAATTGGGTGCTACATAAGGAAAGTTATTAACATAATCACCGACATCTCGGATTTTAAATAATTCGTTTATAGGGCGTATTGTAATATTTATTTGAAGTTCATTATATTGTAAGGAAACTAATGGAAAAGACATTTGACTTTTTAGTGAAAACCAGGTGTTTAAAGGAATATATAAAATTCTTCCAGCAATAGATGGCTGTGCACCTGATGGACTCGTAGTATAAAACGCATTTGGATAAGAATTAACATACGAACCTGCATTAGCTGGATCATTTAACTCTGGTATATTTCCAATCATTTCATTAAATAGTTCAAGTTTTGAATAAGAAAAATCGCGCTGAACAGCAGACAACAAATATTGACCAGAAAATTCTTGTAACTTTTGATTTCCACAAGTAATAGTGATTTTGCTTATCATTTGGGCACCAATATTTTCTATCCATTTAAACTCATATGGTGCCCAATTTGTATAAGTAACCGAACCATCACTATTATTAACTTCTTGTGGAGGGAAAATAGGACTCCATATACTAGGTAATGTAAATGATAAATAACAATCCATTAAAAGGTCTGCATATCTTTTCACTTTAAATGTAAAAGTAGATTCAGTTGTTAAATTTAAAGTAGGTGTTCCTTCATAATCTAATCGGAAATTTTGCTTACCAAAATTACTATATTTTGCATAAGTTGATTTCCAAAAAGTTTTACTTGGATTTCCATTTAATATTATATTTTGTTGTCCTTGACTTACAAGATTAAGCAAGCCACCAGCCATATTATAAATAACTATATATATTATTATTTAACTGTTTTCATAATAATATATTTTTTTATTTTTTTATTTTATAACATAGTTAAAAAAACTATATATTTATATATTAGATAGATATGTCAGTTGTAAATAAAATGCAAGATTATACTAATAAAATACAAGATTATACTAATAAAATGAAAATATATGCAAATTCATTACAAGGGGAAACATTTATTTCTTATATGATTATTGTTTTGATTTGTATTATAGTGATATTTTCTATTATTTATATTATAAATATAAGCGTTCTTGAAAAATCTGAATGTTCAAAAATGGATAAATTATACTCAACCGTACTTGGTTCTATACATTCTATTAATATAAATGATCCTAATTATTCTGGAAAACTTTATAATTATTATATTAAATCTGCTTATAATGCATGTTCTGGCGGTAGTTATAAAAATGATTTTGTAAATATTTGTAATTTGAAGAGTGTATTGAAAGAAGGTGTCAGATGTTTAGATTTTGCTATATACTCTGTCAATGATGATCCTGTTGTAGCAACGAGTACTAATAGTAGCTATTACGTAAAAGAAACATTTAATTCCGTACCATTTAAAGACGTAATGAAAACAATTAAAGATTATGCATTTGCAACAGGAACTGCACCAAATAGTAGTGACCCAATTATACTCCATTTAAGATTATATAGTAATAACCGAAATATGTATAATGAATTGACAAAAATATTTCAAGATTACGATAATATAATGCTTGGTAAAGAATATAGTTATGAAAGCAATGGAAATAATTTAGGTAATTCACCTTTGATTTCATTTATGAACAAAATTATTTTAATAGTAGATAAAAATGATCAAACTTTTCTAGAACATGATGAATTATTAGAATATATCAATTTAACAACTAGTTCTAATTATATGAGAGTATATAGATATAGTGATTTTAAAAACAATTCTGATGTGAATGAACTAATTCAATTTAATAAAAATGCAATGACTATTATATTACCTGATGATGACTCAAATCCTTCTAATCCAGATTCTCAATTATGTAGAGAGTCAGGATGTCAAATGGTTGCAATGCGATATCAATATAATGATAATAATTTGAAAAATGATACTACTTTTTTTAATGATTGTGGACATGCATTTTGTTTAAAACCAATTGACTTGAAATAAAAATAAAAATAAAAATAAAAATAATTGAGTAAAGTATATTTATAAAATTTAAAAATAAAATTTTCTTTATTATATAAGAAAAAATGATTATGGAAAATCGTTTTTTATCTATAATGAAAATTCAACCAATTATGTATAAAAAAGTATCGTTTGATATATTCAAAGATATTGTCATTATTCCTAATTATATTAATGAATCAATTGAAAATTGTAGAAGAATATGGTGGAGTGAATTTGAATTATATTTATTTAGAAGAAATGCGTACAATGAATTACATTCATTTTCTATAAAGAACCCAACCATAGATCTAAGTACAATGCGAAAAATATTATATCAACCGAATGAAAAACAAGATTGTTTTAATGATGATAATTATAATAATGACATTAATAATAATAACGATATTCCGTTTACCTATTTGCACAGCATATAAAAAATAATATATTATATTATATAAATAATATATAATATAATGAAAAACAAAAATATATGTAAAGGAGCGAGTTTTAGCGACTGTGAATTAACCATTTTACGTATGGCTGTTGATAAAGCAGAAGAAAAAATAGGAAGACGTGTCGTAAATTCTGATGATGTAAAAAAGATTATTAAAATAGTAGAGGATTTTATTAAAAGAAAAAATTTAATATGTTATGGAGGAACAGCTATTAATAATATTTTACCACAATCGGACCAATTTTATAATAAAGACGTAGAAATACCCGATTATGATTTTTTTACTCCTGATGCATTGAATGACGCAAAGGAATTGTCTGATATATATTTTAAACAAGGATTTACAGATGTAGAGGCTAAATCAGGACAACATCATGGAACCTATAAAGTATATGTAAACTATATGCCTATCGCAGATATAACACAATTATCAAAAGAAATATATCTTTCATTAAAAAAAGAGGCAATAAGAGTAGCTGGTATACTATATGCCCCACCTAATTTTTTAAGAATGTCTATGTATTTGGAATTATCTAGACCTGCTGGTGATACAAGTAGATGGGAAAAAGTATTGAAACGTCTTACATTATTAAATAAAGATTATCCTTTAACTGCACAAAATTGTAACACGATTGATTTTCAAAGAAAAATGGAAAATGAAAATGATAATGAATCTAGTGAAATTTATAATAATATAAAAAATACATTTATAAATCAAGGAGTAGTTTTTTTTGGTGGATATGCTATATCTTTATATTCACAATATATGCCTAGGAATTTACAAAAACGATTAGAAAATATAGCTGACTTTGATGTTTTATCTAATGACCCTGAAACTACGGCAGAAATTGTAAAAGAACGTTTAAAAGATATTGGAATTAATAACACAAAAGTTATTCAAAGACAACCTGTTGGTGAAATTATACCTATACATTATGAAATAAGAATAGGTAATGATACAGTAGCATTTATATATAAGCCAATAGCATGTCATAGTTATAATGTTATTAATATACATGGTGAAAAAGTCAAAATTGCAACCATAGATACTATGTTGAGTTTTTATTTGGCTTTTTTGTATGCTAATAGACCTTATTATAATGAATTCTCAGAACGTATTTTATGCATGTCCAAGTTTTTATTTGAAGTTCAACAAAAAAATAGATTACAACAAAAAGGACTATTAAAACGTTTTAGTATAAATTGTTATGGTCATCAAGACTCATTAGAAGAGATTCGTGCACAAAAAGCAGAAAAATATAAAGAATTAAAACAATCAAAAGATAGAAAACAGTTTGAAGAATGGTTTTTGAATTATAAACCTGATTCTAGTGTAGAAAAAAAAGAAGATTCATATACGAAAAAAATAGAATCAAAGAAAAATAAAACAAAAAAAAAAACAAAAAATAAAACAAAAAATAAAACAAAAAATAAAACAAAAAATAAAACAAAAAATAAACAACATAAAATAAATGACAAAAAAAGAAATATGTTTGATATTATTTATGGAAATAATAGAAAAAAAACGCAAAAAAATAAAAATTATTGAATTTATTTTTGAATTATTCATTTTTTTGACCAGTGAATTACAGATTCATCATTATACATTTTATCACGATCATTATGTATATGTGGGCCTTGATATAATATTGTATTATATAATGGTTCTTCTCTAAACGTTTTTACACCTTTTAACATTTCAAACGCCGATTTTTATATAGTGAAAATTATATAAAAATAATTTATTATATTACCTTAATGAATAACGAAGAACTTATTGAGGAAATACATATACTAAAAACAGAATTAGAAAAAACTAAAAATGAATTACTTGAAACCAAAGAACAACTTGATAAATATTTATTAAGAAACAAAAATTATTATGAAAAAAATAAAGAAAAACATATAAAAAATGTTAAAAAATACAAGGAACAAACAAATTATATTTATAACCCAACACAAGAGCAAAAAAAAGAATGGGCGAGAACAGCATACTTAAATAAAAAGTCAAGATTAGAAAAAGAAAAATTAGAAAATCCAAATATTTAGAAATTATATAATTTAAGAATTAAACTATATAAAAATAAAATATTTAGTAAATATATAGAATGGTGAAAAAGAAAAAAACAAAGGACACATTCCAAGAATTTAGGAATAATGAAAAATCTGCCTATAAAACTTTCAAAATACCACTCAAAACTATTCTTCTAAATCGTGATACAATACAACCAGTTATAAACAATTTGGTTTTTGAAATGAATGATTTAGTTATTCATACCTATCAATTTATTAGGTTGTATATTTTGAATTGTTATACAAATAACTCCCCATTGCCTATGATAGACGAAACATTTATTTTATATTGTATCAAATCATTAGGAACTCGTGATAATAGAGGGAAGAAAGGAAAGGATACTGAATTATTAGAAGTATTAGATACATTTTATAAAAGCGAATATCAACCTTTACTTAACCACGAAAAAACCAATTTGAAAAATACTACATTCTTATTACCTTATTTAGCAACACAAATACATACGTCTTTACATAATAATTTCCAAGAACATTTTATTCAACATTTTTTGAGATTTATTAACAAAACTACCAATGAAATTACAGAAGATAAAGCAATATTATTTCAGTTCAAGAAACAATTATTAGAATTAAATGAAACGGATGAAATGTTTTCTAATTGGAAACTTACTCATTTATCTCATATTTTACCTAATGAAATTAAGAAGTCAATTCATTATTATATTAAGGTTAGACCATTTGAATATTTGAAAGGAATGTTATATATGAATTCGGTATTAGAAAAACAAGAAAGTAAATTATTCCAACCATTACCATTAAGAAACAATATTATTCCAAAGCATATTATCATAGATACAGCAAGTTTGATAAATTTATTTTGTCCTGAAAAAGACAAGGAAGGTAATAAAGTGAAGAAAGGTGAATTGTTAAGCAATGTAAAAGATAATCAAAATGAAGTATGGTCTAATTTCATAAATTTGAAAGATAAAATATTTAAGAATAAATATTATCAATTTCATAATCAAATCCAAACTGATGGAATTAGTTGTTGTTTGCTTTTCATTAGAAAAGATTTGAAGGATAAAAAATGGGGAAGTAGAGTTCCTGTATTACAAGAACAAGAATTTTACAATATAGAAGATTTGTCCAAAGAACAATTAGATACTTTGAAAGATAGAAATATTGTAGGTTGCGACCCTGGTAAGCGTTCATTAGTTTATATGATGGATAAAAATGGAAACAAATTACAATATACAGCACCACAAAGGAAACGAGAAAGTAAAACAAAAACTAATCAACGGATATTATTATTAGAAAGAAAATGTAATGGAATTATTGAAAAAGAAACTCATTTATCGTTTCAAAATAGTAAATCCGTTGATTATGGAAACTTCAAGAGATATTTAATTGAGAAAGATAAACTTAATAAAGAAACAAATGAATTTTATAAGAAAGAAGTATGGAGAAAAATGAAATTTAGACAATATAGTTATGGTAAGAAAAGTATTGATACATTTTTGAATAAAATTAAAGAAACATTTGGAGAAAATATCTTGATTGGATATGGTAATTGGAGTAGGTCTTCTCAAATGAAACATTTTATGCCTACGATGAATAAAGGATTAAGGAAACTTATTCATAAGAAATATGATACAATTACCATAAATGAATGTAATACAAGTAAAAAATGTTGTGATTGTAATAATGATTTAGAGTATTACAAAGATAAAGAAGGGAAGAAAGTATTTAGATTATTGGTTTGTTCTAACTGCGTGAGTTGCGAAAACAAAAAAATCGTATTTAGAACAAGAGATGCTAATTCCTCAATAAACATAATGAAATTAACAAGTTGTTGGATAGAAAAACAAGAACGACCATTATGTTTCCAAATTTCGTCTTTCACATCTTCAAGTAAAAACAAGGAAGATGAAAAAGTAAGACCATCGTAGGTGAAATTCCTACTATTGATTTT